GGTGTAAATGGCTATCTTTAAGCAACCATCGTCGCTGGGACGTGCGTAACGAGAATCGAGCTACCTTCCTTGCTCGTGCATATCTTGCTGGTAAAGATTACAAGACTGTTGAACATAAGTGCCATGATCCAGCTGTACTTCATGCTTATATCCTTCCTCGTGTATATGAGATGGTAAACAAGTACGGACCTGCTGCTGATAAACTGAGCAAGAAGTGGAACAGAGAGCGTATGCGTTATGAGTATGACGCAGAACCTTGGAAAGCTCACTGCGATAAAGTAAAAGCTTGGACTGAAAGTTGATATATACTATTTGGATGGATACTGCAACCAATTTGTAGGGTAACTTACTCCGTATAACGGTTAGATAGTATCATCGAGGTCCACAGACCATCCAGTTATTAATTTGTGGATAGTACATGATATGAGTCTAACCCACGTTACACTAGCGTGAAGTGATCCTTGGCTTTGGCTGTATGGATCGGTGTGACAGCTCGGAGAGACGAGCACTAATGCGGGTATAGCTCAGTTGGTAGAGCGTCAGATTTCCAATCTGAATGTCGTCGGTTCGAACCCGATTGCCCGCTCCAATCATATTTCATAGGGGCTCATATGGATTTTTTTAAAGAAGAACATCTTGTAGCTATGATTCCTGGCAATAAAAATGCTTCCGCATGGTATAAAGCCATGACGGAACTTTTTCCTAAATACGAGATTAATACTCCAAACCGTATTGCTGGTTTCATCGCACAGTGCGCACACGAGAGCGCAAACTTTACTGCACTTGAAGAAAATTTGAATTACAAAGAAGAAACGTTACTTAAAGTATTTAGTCGCTACTTTGGACCAGGTAAACGCGATGCAAAAGAATATGCTCGTAATCCAGAAAAAATTGCGAATTATGTTTACATGGATGAATTCCGTAAATCAAAAATGGGTAATGTAAAAGAAGGTGACGGTTGGAGATTCCGCGGCCGTGGTCTTAAACAACTTACAGGTCGTGACAACTATACGGCCTTTGGTAAATCTATTGGTATGACTGCAGAAGAAGCAGCCGAGTACGTTGCAACTGAAAGAGGCGCGATTGAATCTGCATGCTGGTTCTGGGGCAATAAAAAGCTTAATGCAATTGCCGATGCTGGTGATATAGTCAAAATGACTAAGATCATTAATGGTGGCGACATTGGTCTTGCAGATCGCCAAAAGCGTTGGGAATCTGCACTTGCGATTCTTGGCGGTAAAGTTAGCGTCAGCGCTGCACCTGCTGCAAAAACTGCTCCAGCAACTGCAAAAGCTACTGCTCCAGTAGCGGCTGAACCAACCACTGTTCGTCTTGGTTCAAAAGGTAAAATCGTTCAGAAACTTCAAGCTGCTTTGAATCTAAAGGCAGATGGAGATTTTGGACCTGCCACTGAAGCAAAACTAAAAGAATGGCAAACCCGTAGTGGTCTTACTGCTGATGGTATTGCTGGCCCTAAAACTCTTGCTAGATTGGGTATTAAGTAAATAAAAGGTGATACATATAATGTATCACCCACGCCGGTATAGCTCAGTTGGTTAGAGCGGTTGATTAGTAATCATCAGGTCCGGGGTTTGAATCCTCGTACCGGCACCATTTAATTAATAAAAAGGCAATAGAATGTCCGATATTTTTGACTTTGGTTTTACAGCAGTAGATGAAGACGAACTTGCTTCAGTGGAAGTTTCTAAAAAGATTGCTGAAGAATCATCTGCAACAGCAGATCAGCTTGAAGTTAGATTGGATAAATTGTATAATGCTATTATGCCACTATTGGCTAATCTGAAAAAGAATCCAGAAAAAGAATATATACTTTGGCCCGATCGATTGAAAAAGGTCGAACAGTTTGAATCTCACCTTTTTGAAATTTATGAAGGCAAATAATGTTAACAGCAATGATTTTGGCTTGCGCCTTGGATCCAGACGGAAAAGAAATGTGTGTAGTATTCGCTAGCGGATACGTTTCATCGACTATGAAAGAATGCGTCGATGACCTTATTTTAGGTTCTGAGTTTGTTGAAAAAAATGGATGGGAAATTCGTTCATTTGAGTGCTACGACTGGATAAAGAAAAAGGGCACAGCGCTTTAATGCTTCCCATTAAAAAAGCAGTTATAGAGATCTGTGGATCTTGTAATTACTCATGTAAAATGTGTCCACACTCTTTTGAAAATGGAAGAGAATCATCGTTTCGTAAAATGATGAATTATGACATGTTCGTAAATGCTTTAGACCAATTATTAGATTCAGAAGTAAAAGAGATTTATCTTGAAGGTTCAGGTGAACCTTCAATGAATCGTAAACTCCCACAGTTTGTACAAGCAGGAACTGACCGTGGTTTTAAAATGTCATTTATTACGAATGGCTATTGGTTTAAAGATGATTTGATGAAAGCAACTGTAGACGCCGGTTTACATTTTGCTAGATTTTCTGTAACTGGATATAATCCATCAAAATATAATGAATGGATGAAAATAGAAAATCATGTTAAATTATACAGTAATAAAAAAGATATAGCTGAAGAAAGATTTTATACAGTTCGGAGACATGCCGAAGAATCTATAAAATATATCGAATCAATTGGCTCAGAAGCTACAATTGGTTCCTATCATCTTATTATCGATAACGATCAAGTTGAATATGAGATTGACCAATATAGAAAAAACTGGATTGACCATATTCCAGGTATAAAATCTTCTATTTGGAAAATGCATAATTGGTCGGGAATTTATGATGAAGTAACTTGGAGATCCTATAACAAGCGAAAAAGATCTTGTGGTCGTCCATTTTCCCCTGATTTAATCGTGCGCGCTGGTGGTAATAATGGCCACTCTGGCGCCGTTGTACCATGCTGTATGGTATTAGGTCAGGATAGTAAAGGCGTTCTGGGGCATTTGAGTGAAAATACTATCGAAGAAATTTGGAACGGAAAGGCATATGAGCATCTTCGCCAAATGCATAGAGAACATAGATTTGATGAGATAGATTACTGTAAAAATTGTGATATGTTATATGATACTCCAGAAGCTTTAGTTTGGTCAAACTTTGACGCCAATTATAACATCCTTACTGGTGGCGGATTTGACATGCGAGAGTTTAGAAAATGAAAGTATTAATTGCATATCCAAATTTGCCATTAATGTTAACGCCAGCTTTATCTGTCGGATTGTTTACTAGTATTATTCACTCTCTAGATTGTAAAGTGGAACTTTTTGAAACTACTAGTTATTCTGATACTGGCAGTGAAGGATTTTTATTTAAAAGTAAATTGGGAAGTGGTAGGTCGTTTAACTATCAGGATTTAGGAGTATATCCTAAACCTACACAGGAAATGATTCCAGATTTTTTAAAAAAAGTAGAAAACTATAATCCAGATCTTATTCTTTATTCTGTAGTTGAAGACACCTACCATGATGCTTTAATGATGATGGAATCAGTTAAGCATTTAAATATCATGTCTATAGTTGGCGGCGTTTTTGCAATTAATGCTCCAGAGATTTGCATAGAGAATGAATTAATCAATATTATTTGCCGCTATGAAGGTGAAAGTGTTGTACATGGGGTAGTAAAAGCTTTAAAAGATAATAGTGATTGGAAAGTAGTTCCAGGTATATGGTATAAAGAGAATGGTAAAATTCATAAAAATCCATTCCAACCTTTAGTTAATCTTAATGATATTATTCCCGATTATAGTTTATTTCATAAAGATAGATTCCTTAGACCTATTGGTGGAAAAATCGTAAGAGCTATTCAGCTTGAAACGTATCGTGGTTGCCCATACTCTTGCACATTTTGTAATAGTCCTATGACTCGTAAAATGGATAAGCAATATCTTCGTAGAAAATCTAACGATCAAATCCGCAAAGAATTAGACTATTATATAAAAGAATTTAATCCTGACTATTGGTTTATCATTGATGACTCATTTCTTGCCCGCCCACGTCAAGAAATGTTGGAACTTCTTTCAGTATTAGAAGAATATAATATTCCATGGTGGTGTAATACTCGTTTAGAAAACGTAGATGAAGAATTGTTGACCGCGATGAAAGCTGCGCATTGCGATCGAATTCAATTTGGCATAGAATCAGGCGATGAAGAATATCGAAAAACAATGTTAAAGCGGCCGATTACAAATGAAGTATATTATGAAAAGGCTAAAGCTTTAAACAATTCTGGTATTCCATATGGTTTGAATATCATCATAGGAATGCCAGACGAAACACGCGAGCACCTATTCAAAACTGTAAATCTAGTAAGAAAAATAAAAGGCTATGATGGCCTTTCGATTTCAGTTTTTATTCCGTATCGAGGTACAGAGTTAAGAGATATTGCCGTTGAAAGGGGATATGTCTCAAAAGATTGGTTATCACGAAGCGGATTGCAATCGACCGATTCTATTCTAAAAATGCCTAAACAATTTTTGCAAAAAGAAGATTTAGATCACCTACTTCCCAGACTAAAATACTATTGTTTTTTTAGGGAAGATTTATGGGAATCTATTGATTCAGCCACCGATCTTTCACCTTTTGAATCATTATACAATGAATTTTTTTTCCAAAGTCTAACAGCAGTTGCAGGAAAAAATAAAATCCTGGAAAGGCAAAATAATGTTTGGGCCTGTGAGGCAGATCCTTATGTTGCATATTAAGACCTATTATTTAAATGTATCAGATGAAATAGAAAAATCAAAAGTAAAGTCCATTCCA